CTAATGATAAAAACTGGAATCTCGCCCTTGAGGCATGTGACAGAAACACTGTGGCTAATGCTTTGCTGGACATGGTTGTACAGGGTCTTTCGCCGGCTAAGAAGCAATGTTACTTTGTAGTCTATGGCAACAAGCTCCAGCTTATGCGGTCTTATATGGGAACTGTGGCTGTCACCAAGAGGCTTGAGGGTGTCAAGGATGTAAAAGCCTACTGCATCTATGAAGGAGATGAGTTTGAGACTGAGTTTGATGTTGATACGGCTACTCTTAAGATTGCCAAGTTTAGTCCAAAGTTTGAAAATATTGATATTGGAAAGATTAGAGGGGCTTTTGCGGTTATTGTTGGTGAGAACAGTCCTTTGCATGTAGAGGTTATGAGTATGGCTCAGATTAATAAATCCTGGAAGCAGGGTTATGCTAAGGGTAATTCTGGTGCTCATCTTAATTTTACAGAGGAAATGGCTAAGAAAACTGTTATTAATAGAGCTTGTAAAATGTATGCTAATACTTCTGATGATAGTGATTTATTGATTGAGGCTTTTAATAAGTCTTCTGAAAATGAGTATGTTGAGAATGGAAATGTTGTTGAAATTGAGATGAAGACTGAGATTGAGTCTAAGGCTAATAAGGAGAAGCTTGATTTTAAGCAGGAGAAGGTTAAAGCCTTGGAGATTAAACCTAGTGTTGATGAAGATGATGTATTCGGAGGTGACGGTACTAGTCCTTTTGATGACGATCCTGGATTTTGATGATGGTTCTTAAAGTTATTTCGAGCAGCAGTAAAGGCAATTTATATATATTAGAGCATGATGGTAAGATACTGCTGCTTGAGTGTGGAATAGGTGTTAAAGATATTAAAAAGGCTCTTGAATTTGATTTTTCTAATGTGGTAGGGTGCGTATTGTCTCACGAGCACCTTGATCATGCCAAGTCAGCTTTAGAGCTTATGAATTTAGGTATTGATGTTTATACCACCCAAGGAACAGCTGCTATGTTGAATTTGAAGCATCACCGTTTAAACATAGTTTCCTCCAAAACTCCTTTTGATTTAGTTGATTTCAATATTCTTCCTTTTGATGTTCAACATGATGCAGCTGAGCCTTCCGGGTTTTTAATACAGTGTAAGCAGACAGGGGAAAAGCTCCTGTTTGCCACTGATACTTTTTATCTTAAGTATCAGTTTGAGAATCTTAATTACATTCTTATCGAGTGCAATTATATCTCAGAAATTTTGAATGAAAATATTGATAATGGATTGATTCCAAGACAGCTTCAACGGAGGCTTTTAAAATCTCATTTTAGCCTGGATAATGTAAAGCAGTTTCTTATGTCTAATGACTTGAGTTCTGTTAGGAAAATAGTACTGTTACATTTATCTGATGGTAATTCGGATGCAGGGAGGATGGTTAGGGAGATAGAGGAGCTTACGGGGATAGATACTGTTGTTGCTGATCCTGGGTTGGTATTGAACTTGGAATTGTATCCGTTTTAGAGGGAGTGATTTAAGATTGTCTAAACAAGGACTTGATTATTTCTCTTTCGACACCACTTTTGATTTTAGTGTTAGACTTTTATTGGCTAGATTTAAAAATTCAGGTCTGGGGATCTGGGTGAGGATTTTACAGGCGCTCTACAGGGAAGAAGGCTACTTTATGGCTTGGGATGAAGAATCGGCTCTGCTTTTAGCAGAAGAGCTTTCGGAGGATGTAAAAACGCTCAATCAGTTAATTGAATTCTGTGTCGAAAAGGAAATATTCAGCAATATGATGTACGAGAAGTATGGCATTTTAACTTCTCGGCGTATTCAAGAAAACTTCTATCATGTCTCAAAAAGAAGAAAAGACGTGTGTGTGAGGTCTGATTTTGTTGTCTATAAACCTATGCTTTCTTTATGTCAACATGATGTTAACAGAAATGAAGAAAATGCAAACATGATGTTGACAGAAACATCAAAAATGTATACAGAATTTGACAAACTAAAAGAAACTAAACTAAAGGAAAGTAAATATAGTAGTAGTAGTACTTTGTCTGTGGATAACACTGTGGACAACACTGTGGATAAGTCGTTTTCGGAAATAGCTAATCTCTACCAACAATGCGGTTTTCCTGTTAATGGTACTACTGCTGATTGGATTAATGCTGTTCTTAATAACTATGGCTTTGAATGGGTTAAGAAAGCCATTGTTGAATCTGAAAAGCGTGGAAAGGTTCAGAAGAGTTATGTTGAAGGTATCTTAAGCAACTGGAAGGCTAATGGTGGTATTAAGCTTTTAGGGGATAAGTCTGTTGTTTTGCCTAAAAACTCTAAGGTTAAGTCTAATTCTTTTCTTAACTTTGAGCAGCAGTACAGCAAGATGTCCGAAGAGGAGCTGGAAAAAATAGCAAGAAAAAACTTATAGGAGGGGCTATGGATTTTGTTAGGTTTGTTGTGCCCCTGAAGGTCAATGCACAATACGGTTTGAATAAAATCTATTCAGGGAAGCATTGGAGTAACAGAAAGAAGATTGCTGAGGAGATTCATGAACTTGTCTTTTATTCTCTTAAGCAACAGAAAATACCCAGGTCCCCATTTGATAAACCAGTTGGGATTTGCATCAGTTACAATTCAAAACTTGATTGTGACAATCATGGTTATCTTACCAAAATGATCGTTGATGCACTTAAGGGGTACCTGATTGAGGATGATGATCGTAAGCATGTTAAGGAAATCAGGCAACGGTTTCATTCTGGGAAGGATGTTGTTGTCGAGGTCTGGGAGATAGATGAAAAACCAAAACAATCAACGGAGGAAATGAAATGAAATACGTGTTGTATTTAAAGGATAAAGAAAGCTTTAATCGTACTAAGATCGAATGTTTTGACGCAAAAGAGCTGGCTAAGTATGCAGCAGCAGCAATTAAGCAAGGATATAAAGAAGTAAAGGCTGTTGTAGAAAGTGAGGTGGAGTGATGGAAATAAATTTAACACATAGCGAAAAAGTATTTTTAAAGCAATACGCAAAGGTTTATGCCGCAGAAAGAAAGATTGATTTTACAAGAACGCCGATAGTGGTGGTTGAGGTGGAGGAATATATTGCAACACCGGACGGCTATCACGACAAAATTATTTACCTGTGGGAAGAAACAGAATACTTAAACAAAGATGATTTGATCGATGAGTTAAGAGAACAAGAAGATTTTTCAGATGATGAAATTTTAGAGATAGCGATAGAACTAGAAGAAACGGGTGAAGCATTAGAAGGCTCTATAAGAGTGTTCCCAGTTCAAAGAACTTATCGTCCTGTTGCTTATTTTCTGACAAGAGCAGAGGCAGAAAAATATTGCCAATATCAAAGACACAATCTTAAAAGACCAAGAGTTTTTAGCCGATACGTTGGATATAGCAATAATGGAGATTTAGAGTGTCTGATGCAGCTGCTTTTAAGAATGGGAAATGATTTGTTAGAAACAGAGGAGGAAAGCTAATGCACGTAGGAAGCCTAGCAACAGTTAAATACCGAGGTGAAAAACTTACAAGGGAAATTATAAGAGTAGCAGATTATGGATCATACAAACTTTATTGGCTGGAAGGAATAATGGAATGCTTTACCAGAGCTGAATTGGAGTAAGCCATGACAGAGCTTGAGAAAATCATAACCTACGAAGAGAATTGGTATGCATTAGTAATAGCTATAGTCAAAAGACTACCAGCATCAAAAGCATTAAGACTTATGGGGATAGGACAAGGTGACCGCAAGGGAGGAAATAATGCAAGAATTGAGATGCAAGAGTTGTAACAAGCTTCTTGGAAAAGTTGATTGCGAGCATGAAATAGGGTACATTGAGCTTTTGTGTACCAGGTGTAAAAAGTTAAATATATATGGCAAAGAGACTCAAGAAGTCCGGGAAAATTAATTCCTGGACTCTTTTTTAGGGAGGTATTGAGTGAAAATTCAGGTAATTGACAGTTATTATAAATCTACAGAAGCTCTATTATATAACTACAATAGTTTCAAGATAAGTGTTTTATCTATGCAGGAGGAGCTTGAGAGTCTTGATGATAATGATGGTATTGGCGCTATGTCTTATGATGGTATCAGGACGTCCAAAACCTATAAAATAAGCGATTTTATATCTGACATAGCCACGAGTATTACTTATAGCGAAAAAGAGCTTACAAGAAGAATAAACAGCACTCAGAAGAAAATAAGAAAGATAGACCGTGCAATCAAAGAGCTGACAAACTTGGAGAAGAAGATTATCGAGGAACGGTATTTTAGAAGTCAGCCTTGGTATTGTATTGCGTATGAAATAAAAGTATCTGAAAGACATTGTAAAAGACTTAAAAATTTTGCTTTAAATAAAATTGCTGTAAGTTTGTATGGAGATATTGCTATTGCTAGGATTGAGCAAATAAAAGAATGAAAAACATGTCACTTTTATGTCCTTTTTTTTACGGAAAACCTGTGATATAATTAAAATGTGGAAGCAGTCCGTTTTGGGGCTGCTTTTTTGTCACTCTTTTAGGGTGTGGATTGAAACCGAAGATTAATTGTGTTATGCAGCTGTTGTAACCGGCTGTTGGGTTAGGGGTGGGTGTTAATTAAGGATTAAGCGGGTGGTGACTTGAGTGAGGATTTGAAAACCAAAGCAAAGATAGACTATCTTAAGGGATTTAAGCTGGAAGACATAGCCAATAAGTATGATCTGAAGTTGAACACACTGAAGTCATGGATCAAACGATACAGCTGGACCGATGAGAAAAAGGAAGTCCAGAAGAAACTGAATAAGATCACATCAAAACAGAGTGCACCCCAAAACAAAAAAGGGTGCACTTCTACATCTGAAAGGGTGCATTCCAAAACAAAAAAAGGTGCACCTTTTGGGAATCAAAATTCTTTTGGTCATGGAGCTCCTGCTGGGAATCAAAATGCAAGAAAGCATGGGTTGTTTTCAAAGTATCTACCCGAGGAGCTTAATGAGATCGTGGAAGATTTGCAGGAAAAGTCTCCGGTGGAGATGCTTGTTGACCAGATACATATTTTGTATGCCAACATCATAGCTGCTCAGAAGAAGATATATGTCAAGGATATCCAGGACATGACCAAAGAACTTAAAAGAGAAAAGCATATGGATAGCGAAAAAAGCAGCAGTTGGGAAGAAGAATATAATATTCAATTTGCCTGGGATAAACAGAATGCTGCTCTTAACTCAATGGCTAGGTCAATGACAACTTTTAACCAGATGATCAAGAATTTCATGGAGCTAGACAGATATGGTCTTGTGGATGAGGAGACTAGGGCAAGAATTAGCAAGCTTAATGCAGAAATTAATAGAATATCTGAAAAAGAAGAAGAGATTAACGAAGATGATGGATTTATTGATGCATTAAACGGAAAGGTTGATGAGATATGGCAAGACTAAAACAAGCTGTATTTAAATTCAAGCCTTTTTCGAATAAACAGCTAAAGGTTTTGACTTGGTGGATGCCAAACTCCCCGGTTAAAGACAAAGATGGAATAATAGCTGATGGAGCTATTAGATCAGGAAAAACTTTATCAATGTCTTTATCTTTTGTTATGTGGGCTATGGAGTCTTTCGCTTTACAGAATTTTGGAATGTGTGGTAAAACCATAGGTTCGTTCAGACGTAATGTTTTGTTTTGGCTGAAGCTTATGCTTTGGTCGAGAGGATACAAGGTTAAAGACCATAGAGCTGATAATTTGATTGTAGTTAGTAAAGGAGATGTTACTAACTATTTTTATATTTTCGGCGGCAAAGATGAGAGATCTCAGGATTTAATCCAAGGGATCACATTAGCAGGATGCTTCTTTGATGAAGTAGCATTGATGCCTGAAAGTTTTGTGAACCAGGCAACAGGGCGTTGTTCGGTTGATGGTTCTAAGTTTTGGTTCAACTGCAATCCGGATAATCCAAAGCATTGGTTTAAATTAAACTGGCTTGATAAACAAAAAGAAAAGAATTTAGTAGTCCTCCATTTTACTATGGACGATAACTTGTCTTTGACAGAAAAAATTAAAGAAAGATACCGCAACATGTATTCGGGTGTCTTCTTTAAAAGGTATATTCTTGGGTTATGGGTACCGGCAGAAGGCGTTATTTATCAGCAATTTGCAAATGATTCTAATAGATGGATTGTAGATGAAGTTGAAAAAGATATTGATTTTATTACTATAGGCATTGACTTTGGTGGCAACAGGTCATTAACTACTTTTGTGGCTACAGCAGTACACCGAAACTTTAAAAAGCTGACTATTATTAAGGATTATCATATAAAAGGTAACAAAGGAGACATAGATAGTGATAGGGTAAATACTGAATTTATAAGATTTTTTAGGGATTTACAGATGGAATATCCGGGAGCGTACATACAATACTGTTTTGGAGACAGTGAAGCTCAGTATCTTATAAATGGCTTGAAAAAGGCTTGTTTAAAAGAAGGATTAACTGTCAAGATAGGAGATGCTGCTAAAAATGAAATCGTCCAAAGAATTTATTGTGCGAATACATTGTTGAACATGGATAGATTGAGTATACATAGAAGTTGTTCCTTAGTTATTGCTGGACTACAGACAGCTTTGTGGGATATGAAGGCGGCTGAACAAGGCAAGGATGTTAGACTTGACGATTTTTCGACAGATATAGATATTCTTGATGCCTTTGAATATAGCTGGGAAAGATTTATGAATAAATTAGTGCCGAGGTGATATTTTGGAAATAAAACAGGTTATTGAGTATTTGAACAAAACACATGGGTATAGCGTCTCCAGCGCCTACTATCAGTACATTAAGGAGTGGGAGCAATGGTGGAAGGGTTATTACAAGCCATTTCACCATTTCAGAGAGGTTTCAGGAATGAAAGTGATAGATAGGGACATGTATACACTTAAGATGGGTAAAAAGATATGCGAAGATTGGGCATCCCTCTTGCTTAATGAAAGAACAGAGATTGTTGTTGAGGATGAGTTGAGCAATAAATTTCTTCAAGGTGAAAACCAAATGGGTGGAGTATTTGGTGAAAATCATTTCTGGCAGAAGTCGAATGCGCTTGTTGAAAAGGCTTTCTATTCCGGTACCGGGGCGATTGTCCTTCGTATGATTGGCATGTCGGTCAGCAATGATGATGTTATAAAAGATCCTAATACTAAGATTGTTTTTGAATATCTGTCTGCTCAAAATATAATTCCTTTGACCGTTCAACAAGGAAAAATTATCGACGTTGCTTTTGTCAGTGAGGTTTTAGTAAAAGGCAAGAAATATATTTATCTGGAAACCCATGTAAAAGAAATGTCAGGCTATCAGATAACAAACATCTATCTTGAGAATGACGAGGGTGTGATTAAACCGGTAGAGCTTCCATCTGGCATTATTCCTTCATACAGCACCGGGACGGATATTCCTCTTTTTACCATTATTACTCCTAATATAGTTAATAATATTGACGAAAGTATTGGATTGGGAATTAGTATATTTGCTGATGCAATTGACAACTTGAAAGGTGTTGATCTGGCATTCAATAACTTTTGCAGGGATTTCAAACTTGGGGGTAAGAAGGTCTTCATGAACGATAGCTTGACCAGAAGAGACTCCGAAGGGATCCTAATCACACCGGATGATGTTGCTCAGCAGCTCTTCGTTCAGTTTGGTGACGAGCTGCTTGATAAGGATAAGCTCATCCATGAATACAATCCCCTCTTGAGGGTACAGGAAAACAAGGACGGCATCCAGGGGCAGCTTGATTATTTAAGCTTTAAATGTGGTCTTGGCACTAAGCATTATCAGTTCAATGCCGGCAGTATTGTTACAGCCACTCAATATTCAGGAGATAAGCAGGAGCTGGTGCAGAATGCAAGCAAGCACTGCATTGTCATTGAGCAGGCACTTCAAACTCTGGTCAAGGCTGTATTGTGGATTGGTAAAGAGATACTGGGACAACCGGTGGATCCTGATGCGGAAGTCAGCATTATCTTTGATGATAGCTTCATAATCGATAAGGAATCTGAAAGGCTAAGAGACCAGCAGGAAGTCCGTGACGGTTTACTTTTAAAGTGGGAATATAGAACCAAGTGGTATGGCGAATCTGAAGAGGAGGCTAAGAAAATGGTTGCTTCCGATTTGTCAGATGATGAGCTTATGGGTTTTGGAGGTAGCTGATGCTTACACCAGAACAACTGGATCAGTTTCCGGACAATCTTGTCACACTATATGG